AAGGAAGATAGTCAACTTGTTGTTTGTCATTGCAAACGAGTAAACAGATCTTCTTACATTATTAGACATCTCTATCTCTTGAATACGGGCGATGTCCCAATAAATAGGGAATAAAACGAAGTTAAGTCCTGGTGAATAAGATGCCCAACCAAAGTTTTCAGTTGCACCTTGATAGTTGATACTACCTCCAATATATGGATCATAGTATTGATTGATTGCAGGCTGTGCTTCATACCAAATCTTGTTGATAACAACACGATCACCTGGTTGGATTAAACTACCAGACAATGCCCACGCTTGCATGTCATAAGTCTGTTGCGACTGTGTCAAATACAAAGGAGCAGAATATTCGTTAACATAACCACCTACTTGAATAGGTGTTCCATAATTCTCTGCTACATTAACAATATAGTTTAGATTAGGTACAACTACTTGATTGTTTAAAGCAGATCCAGTAGAAGTTCCTTCTAAAGTTAAATAGTTATCTTTGATCTTATGTAAGTAAAGCTCTTCAGAATAAACTGCAATGGCTTCTTCAAAGCAAGCATAAAATGAACCAGATTGAAGTTCAACTTCCATGATAGGATAGCCTAACTTTCTAGCACAGAAGTTTGCTACTTTAGGACCGTCTGCTTGGAATACAGGATCGTTATCATAAAAGCCAAATGGAGTTGATCCTGATATAGGACCTGCTATGCCGTTCCAAATTGGTGTAGTTGCTGTAGAAGCCATTAATCGTGTGCTTTATATATGTCAAGAATTTTTTCGACTATAGGATCTCTATGGTTTGTCTTCAATACAACTATTTCAAAACCAGGCACCTCTTTAAAGTTAGTGCAAATGAAATTAAAACCACTCATCTTTTTATCTTTCAGATCTATTTGTTGTATGTCACCACAAATGATCATCTTAGTATCTTTACAGATGCGGCCTAACAACAACTCCATTTGTCTATGAGTAATGTTTTGACCTTCATCAACTACTACACAACAGTTAGTTAAATTACGACCACGCATAAACGCTAAAGGTATAACTTCAATTTGACCTTCCATTACACACTTATCAATCTTTTCCTTATTATACAACCTATACATATTGTCGTATATAGCTGCAGTATAAGGAGCTAACTTGTCTTCTTTTGAGCCAGGTAAAAACCCGATCTCTTCTCCTGAAGTAACAGCAGGTCTGGTCAATATAACCTTCTCAACTTCTCGGCGAAATAACAAGTCTAGTGCAACTTGTGCTGCAACTAAAGATTTACCTGAGCCGGCTTGACCTTTTATAACAGTTATCTTATTGTTTAGTATAACTTGTTTGGCCTGCTTCTGTTCTTCATTCAAATGCACCAAAAAACGAATTGGGTTTTTCGGCGATTTTTTTGCGCTACTATTCAAATTCGTCATCAAATACCTTTCAAATAAATATCGAGGCACTATAAATAAAAAAGGGCCTCAAAAAGAGGCCCCTTTTATTATCAATCTAACGATCTATATTAGAGAACGTTAAGATTAGCTACGTATACTAATCCGTAGTATTCAGGACGTACCATAGTCATAGCGTAACGAGTCATGATACCCTTACGTGGAGTGAAGGTATTTGGATCGTACACTAGTGGAGTCATGATCAACGGAACGTATGGAGAGTAAACAGCACCACACTCTAAGAATTGGTTACCACGGAATCCAAGAAGGATTGTGTTCTCGAGCATGTATGGGTTCTTGTAAACCTTGTAACGGCTGTTCAACTGACCAATCTTCTGTACACCGAAGGCATACTTCATAGTGTCAGCAGCTCCGTCTGTATCAGCAGCAAATCCTGGGATAGACTCAAGAATTGTAGCTACAGTTGGAGATACAACTAGGAAGTTAGCACCACCGCGTAGAGTACGCTGATGGATGATGTTAGACACCTTCTGAAGCTTAATTCCAAGAGTTTGGAACCAGCTCATTTGAGTGTAGTAAACACCAGCAGTGTTAGAAGTGAAAGCTGTGTTAGTAGGGTTGATTTGGTTACCAACTTGAGCAGACCAGTACTCGATTGTTGGAGCATTCTGGATCAACATGTCAAGGATTTCGAGGTCGATCTCAAGAGAGATGTGCTCAGAAAGAAGACCAGTCAATTCAGCTTCAGCATCCAAGCTATGATAAGCATTAAGGTCCTGAGCGAATTCAGGAGTCCATTGTGCTTTCAACTTACGAGTCTTAGCAGAGATAGTCTGAGATTTCATCTGTACGTTGATCTCTGGAATAACGATAGTTGTAGCAGAGGCAGCGTTTGGAACAGAAGGAAGACCAGAACGATCTTCGAAATCACCACGGCTATTGAAGTCAGTAGCCTTGTTGTAGAACACGGTGAATTGGTTAGCACCAGCAAAAGAACCAGAGATCTCAGCAGTAGAAGCAGTAACAAAGAACTCTACGTTTCCACCATTAATTTTAGTGAACTGTTGAAGGGTATCGGTAGTTCCGATAGAACCAGAAGTGATGATCCAAGCACGTACACCATCAAAATTCGGGCTACTTAAAGAAGAAGTAGCGAAAGTGATTTTCTTAACTGTAGCAAGTGCAGAATCAGTACCACCAACGATAGAAGAAGAGAAATTACTATTAAAATCAACTTCAGTAAAAGAAGCAGAAGAAATAGTTACAGTATTTGAAGCAGAGAATTGGTTAAGAGAATAACCAAAACGACCAGCGCCATAAAGAGCTCCTTCAGCAAGGTTACCGAAGTTAGCACTTGGAGTACCATATACTGAGTTACCAGCAGCAAATGGAGGTTTGCTATCACCATATTGGAAATCTAGATAAAATACTAGACCAGCAGGAAGGTTCATTGGCTGTACGCTAACGAACTCTTTAGAAGCGATTTGTCCGAAGATCTTACGAACTAATGGAAGAGCTACACCAGCCCACTGCTCACCAGTACCTGGGGTAAAGGTAGCACCACCTGGGTAAGCTGTGTTACCGTTAGTTGTAGTAGATTCAACGACAAGTTGCTTAGCTTGGTTTTCAAGAATTACGGCCATGTTGTTGGCGTCGTAACTCTGAAGGCCTTCAAGAAGGCCAGACTTTGACCACTTCTTAGCAAGTTTCTGAGCAACACCATGTTGATCAGAGAAAGCTGTTTGAGCGGATTCAGTCAAAAGGGATTGAACTAAGTTTGCCATTTTGAATAAATGTTTGTTTAATTAAGGGTTTACTTTTTAATTCCAGCAAGTGTCTGCCAACGGTTAATAAATGGATCAGCGTCCACAATATTAGCTTTTGGAGCAACACCGGCTGCTTGTGAGGCAAAACCAATTGATTCTTTAAGTTGAGCTTTCTTAGTTTCGTTGAAAGACTCTTTCAAAGTTTCGTAAGTGTTCTTAACTTCAGCTACGTTATTAGCGCGGTCAAGAGCATTGATTACTTTTACTTTTTGAGATTCAGTCAAAGACTTAGACTTGAACAACTTGTTCATGTAAAGGTATTTTGCATTAAGCAAATTAACCTCTTGTAGATCTTGACGAAGTGTTTCGATAGTAGCTTTAGCCTCTTCTAATTCTTTGTCAGTCTTAGATTTTTTGGCTTCTTCCATCTCTTCTTCACCATGTTTAGCTTTCTTCTCTTCAAGCTCTGGATAAACTGGCTTTTGATGTCCTGCTTCGTAACCTGGGTCACGATGCATTGCATCTTCCATACCTTCGGCTTCGAGTTCAGCTAAGATCTCTTCGAGAGTGACTTCAGCTTCAGCTTCAGAATCAGCATCTGCTTCATCAGAAGGAAGATTCATATCAGCTTGACCAGCCATTACAGACTGTAGAACTTGCTTTAGATCTCCTAGAGTGATATCAATCACTTTAGTCTCATCATCAACAACTTCTTCACCTTCAGCATCTTCTTCCTCTTCTTCAGACTCTTCTTCGTCTTCTTTAGCTTCGTCCATCTCTTCTTTTTCTTCAGAAATGCTTTCGTCTAAATTAACAGACTCTTCCATTTCACCCTCTTCTTCCTCCTCTTTTACAGGAGCAGCTTCTTGGGCAGTAAGCTCTTCGAGTTGAGCAAGAATCTCTTCTAACTCAGCCTCGTTGATGTCGTAGTTTTCTTCCATTTCAGGCTCATCAGCCTCAACAACGGCTTCTTCTACAGCATCTTTCTCTTCTTCGAGCTCTTTCTCGACTTCTTCCACCTTTTCTTCTTCAAGCTCTTCTACTTCATCAAGCTCCTCAGACAACTTCAAACGAAGCATCTCTTGGATCTTTGGTTCGAAAGCTTCTTCTAGAGCGGCTTTAGCGTTAGCCATAGCACTAGCTCTTAAGGCTTTAGCATCGAGAATGGCATCTTGGTAAAGATTGCTCATTTCAATAAATGTGTTTCGGGATTGCTAATTAGATAGGTAGCAATATAAGGATTGAAATATACTAGCAAGATATTAGATAATCTTGCATATGCAATAAATATCTAGTATATACTAAAAAATATGTAAACTCGAAAATATTTTTACTTAGATATACAACAAACACCTGATTGCGAGCAAATAATCTCTGAAATAAGATCATGAACTCTAGAATTAGGTTGAGCAATTGTATAGTCTTTTGACTCTCTAAGGCCAGAAACTGGTCTTACATAAGCACCATAAGTTGATGGTGTAGATACAAAGTCCCAGCAAATAAGATCAAGATCGTCTTCAACTTGAACTAGGCCTTCACCAATAGGAGTAACTGTACCCATAGCTCTTGATGAGATACCTACAGTGATATTATTCTTAAATAACTCTCTTAGAATGTTTCCTGATGGTGTAGGCAGTATTTCAATATCACCATAAAGATCTTTACCGTCCCAATATAGTTTCAAAATGTTGTGGCTAACATTCTTCAAGTTAATAACAGATGATTCTGGGTGGTCTAATTCACCTAAAGCACGATTCTCAGCAATTGGACCTGCTATGTACTTCTCAACTTGTTGTTTTAATATAGAATAAGGATAAATTCTTCTGTTAGCATTAGGCTTATCTGTAGCTTGAACAAGACCAGATACAACCATATTACCATTAGCAAGACGCTTTGCTTCGTTAATTGATTGAGGGAGTGGCTGGAAGCTATTATATTCTATTAAGAGTTGCTTAGACATTATGATACTTTTTCTTTTGTATATTTAACACCAGCCCTTTTTAAGTCTGCTTCATATCCTGGTGCTTCACTATCTTTTGTGAATATGACTTCTCCTCCAGCATGAAATTTAGTAGCCTCTTTCAACTTCTTTAACTTATCTTTCATTTTCATCAAGAAGCCTTTATCGTCTTTCTTCTTCTCCATCATACCTTTTAACTTATTGAAAGCAGATCCGAGATCAGGTTGTAGACTAGGTCTTACTTGATCCATTTGCTTTTTAAGTCCATCGATATCAATAGTAGATGAGAACATACCAGAATTGTCTTTGTAGATGGCTTTGATCTTACCTTGCTCTTGTTTGAAAGCTTGGATAGTTACTGGCTCATTATTGTCTTTAGCAATAGCGGTATCGCCTATTTTGAACTCAACACCATCTGGGTTAATGGCTCTTTTACCATCAGTATTCATTCTGTAGCTAGGATCAAGAGGGGCGTCTTTGAAAATCATACGAGCTTCTTCTTGAGTCTCTTTATGTTTCTCAATAGCCTTCTCAATTACATTAATCTGATAATCTTTCAATGTACCATCTTCCATCTCAACTGTAAAAGTTGAGCCCATAATTTCTTTGATTTTACCAGGACCATCTGGTGTATGAATTTCTCCTCCTACATTATGCTTGTAGTGAGTGTCTTCGTTAATCGACTCTTTTTTTTTAAGAGAACTAGCTAGCTCATCTAGAGCAGCTTCTTTTAGAGTCTTGGCCTTTTTAGTCTTATCTTTAACCTTAACCTTCTTCATTTGATTAGCTACGTCGTTAAGGTCGCCTTTTTTAACTTCTTTAGTTTGAAGCTTGGCATCATGCTTTTCGATCTCGTCAGCATTTTTCATCATTAGATCATCGAATACATGTGGGTTCTTTTGGAGCATCTTGGCAGCCTTGTTAAGGGCTTTCATATATGAGTCGTTAGTCAACTCCTTCTCTTTAGACAGCATGTTTTGAACACCGGCTTTCAAGAAATAAGGGTTAACACGGTCAACTGCAGGATCAGCTTTGATATTAGCATCAAGCTCACTAATGATACTCTTGTTCTTTAAGATCTTGACGGCATCGTCAAAAGAAGTAGTATTAGTGATCCAAGGAAGATTGGAATCACGACGTACTTCGTATAAGAACTTCTCACGGCTAACTTCTCCAGCCTTGTGTTTACGATATAGTTGTGCAGTTGTCATATTCTATAAATATTAGCGTCCTTGACCACGATAGTTTCTTTCTGTTTTATCGTGTTTGTTATATGATTTGTGTGCTTTTCCTTTTTTACGTTTGCCAAAAGTAACCTTCTGATTAGTGGAACCACCTTTTGATTTTGCCATGACTTACTTAAACTTTTTAATGTTTTTGTTTAATTCATTAACCATGTCCTTGATTTTAGCAAGGGCTTTTTCAGTGTGCATTCTATATTTAAGACCACCTTCACCTTCAGATAGTTCTTGTTTTAGGCGGCTTACATATTCAAATAAACGATTGATCTCTTGTACCTTTTGTCTAACTGCACGAACAGCTTGGTGGAACTGGTCAGACTTACCTCTAGTCTTAGTTTCATTCTTGAATCTAGAGTAGTTTTCGTTAAGACCAACTGCTTGAATATCAGACCCAAACTCTTTATCTAGATCATGAGGATATATGTCTGTTAGTGCATCAATGATAGCATTATACAACTTGCTATTCTTGTCTCTAATCTTAGACAATACAAGTTTTACTTTGTCGTAGTCTTTTTGTGTGAATACCTCATCTAAGTCGTCTCCAACATAATCTACATCAGTATAGTGCATAGAGAACTCTCTACTTATACCATCAATAGAAACTATTACATGAGTTTTTGTTACGTCCTCTACAGTTCCATTCATGTCATAGAACTTATTACCATAAGTTACTTTAATTCTATCTCCAGGCTCAAATGGGTTTATATTCTCATCAGTATCTTTAAATTCTTTTACGGCACTGCTAAGCTCTTCAAACAACTGCTTATAGATAAAACCGCCTTTTGATGGGCGGTTAGGTATAGATGGAGCATCTTTCCAGCCCCATTTATTTTTCATATATACTTTAGCTTTGCCTGCAGCTAATTTAGGTTCAACGTCTTTTACCTCTTTCTTAGCCTTTTTTTTGAATGCCTTGTTAGTTGCCATTTGCTCACCTGTACCAGGAGTAAAAGTTGCTCCTCCTACATTAGTCACAGAAGTCTCTTGACGTAACTTCTGAGTAGCAAATTGATTGTTAAACTGCTTATTCACTATTAGGCTTTTTTAAGCTCATCGATTAGATCGAAATATTGTAGAATTCCAGTTATAACCTCGTCTTTTATAGATTGATTTTCTTTGATAGGAGTGACAAACTTTAGCACCTCTTCTAGTTTAATCTTAACTACTTGATCTTTTGACTCATTTTTCAAGCTAGTTAGCTCTTCTTTAATTAATTCAAGCTGATTGTTAAGATGTATCTTCAAGTTCTTGGTGTCACTAATGTTAGTGATATACTCTTTTAGTACAGCTTTTTGTCTTTCAGACATACCTTCGTACTTGCTATTGAACTTTTCAACCAAGATTTTATAAGCAAGAAGACGAATCTCTTTGTCCTCTTTCATGAACTCTTCTACAAGAGACTTAGGTGCTTTAGTATCGCCTGCTGGCGTCTTGGTAAGATGCTCAAGAAGGTTAATTTTGTTTAAAATGAGCTGTTTTGTATCAACTAAAGGACTGTTATGGCTCTCAAATATAGTGTAAATTGATGCAAAAGGTTTGTAGTTCTCTATCTTGGCCTTAAAGAAGTTGTCTAGATCATAAGTCTTCTTGATCTCTTTAATCAAGTTATACTTCAATTTGGCTATTTTAGCATGATCTAACTTCTTATACTGTTCAGTAATAGTTGAAATTAAGATCTCAGCTTTAGCCTCAGACAACTTTGGACTAGCTGAAAATGTGCTATAAAGGCTGTACTCTTTTCCTAACTCTGTGTTAGTGAAATACTTTTTTAATAGCTTAACAGCCTTTGAATCTTGATTATTAAGAAGATCAGACGTCGTCTGTCTAACTAATAACTCGAATAAAATACCGGTATTGCGATATTTTGAATGTTTTATTGCCATAATTTTTATACAAGTCGACTAGTAATAAATATCTATATATTTAATCTAAGCCATCTTTAATATTGTCTTCACTTAGAAGATCTGACTCTTCAAATAGGTTAACTTTTCTGCCTTTTTTACCTCCAAACATCTTCTCAAGAGAGCCTTTTGTTTTTAAGAACTCTGCCATTGTAGACTCAAGGGCTAGAGGGCTGCCTCCTTTGAAGTTAGTTTTAAGGCTATTCTCACCAGTTTCCGCATCTTTCTTGTATGCCCAAGCTCCTAATGGATCACGGCCAAATGCAGAACCATCTGTAGAAATGATAGAAGTCTGTGTTTTAGGACGTCCTGGTCCAACTTCTTTCTCATCATATCCTTGTGGTACATTCAATACAGAATCTTCTTTACCACCATACAAACTAGCTATTTGGTGAGGTGTTCCATAGGCTTGTCCAGATTCTGCAGGGTCATTACCCTCTTCTTGAATCTGTGCATATCTAAAGTTACGCTTCTTGTCTTCAATGATCATGTCTTCTAGCTCAGCATATTGGTCTTCTGAGAAGTGGAAGATCTTGTCATACATGAAGTCACGAGGTAAGATTCCAGCTTCCATCGCATTCTTAGCAAGATCGATCTTCTCTTTGAATAGAGCGATTCTCTCTTGGTCGTAAATGATAGATGGATTAGTTAACGACAATGTAAAGTTAGCTGCACTCTCATTAGTATAGCCATGAGCATACAAATGAACTAGAGCTATCTTAGTCAACTCGCTAATAACAATACGTTGTAGTCTTTCAACTGTTCTAGCAAAACGAATATCTTCTGCAGCAAGTGTTGCTTTACCAGTTAGATCTTTTTCATAGCCCATAAAGGCTTTAGGTATCTTAAGAGCTGCAAATAACTTCTCACGGAAGTAAGCAACGTCTTCAATACCATTATACTCAAGACCTTTTGTAGTATCAATCTTTGTAGAGGTATCATTTCCACGAACAGGAATAAAGAAGTCCTCTAGAAGATTTTGCTGATTGTATTTCAAGTTATAGTTACCAGTATTAGGATCCATCAAAGGAGCCTTCTTCATCTTGTTGATCATTCTTTGCATGTAGTTGTCAACTTCACCTGGAGGAATTGCTCCTACATTTACATAGAATATACGGCGTTCAGGTGCACGAACAATACGGTGAATCAACATCGCATCTTCAATCAACACATACTGCTTAAATAACTTACGAGCAGGCTCAAGATAAGATCTACCGTAAGGTAAGTAGTTAACATCACCAGTCAATCTAAAGTGGGCCATCTCATAGTTATCAAACCAAACACCAGAATCACGATTTTGTTGTGAGCTATATCCAGTAGATGATGCTAATGTCGCATTAGGATCGTATTTGAAACGAACCTCTTGCGGGTTTTGTGGGTTATAACCTTCTTCACGAATAATATTGTAAGCAGAGAATGGGATAACATTGTACACACCATACTTTTCAGCGATCTCTAACTTCAAATAGAAGTCGCCATACTTACACATGTTACGAATCCAGCTCCACAAGTTGAATTCAATGTTAAGTACAGAATAGAATAAGTTGTAAAGTAGCTTTTGAATGTTCTCATCAGAAGATCTTATTTGTAGAACTTCACCTTGTTCATTCTTCAATGTACATTCGTCAGCTACAATGTCTAGAGCAGAACAACAGATAGCATCTGTATCCATTGCATCGTAGTCAGCATAGATTTGTACACGAGCTGATTGGTAGTTTTGTGCTAGGTTTAGGTTAACACCGTACGCTGTTGACGTAGTATAAACCTTGTTGAACCTATCAATTAATGAGTTTGTCTGAATAACACCTGATCTTTGAATAGTATCGGTGTCAATTACCTTTAACATATCTCCACCTTCATTACGAATAATGACGTCTGTAGAAAACAAACGTCTCAAGGTCGAGAATAAGTTATTTTGTTTTTGTTGTTCTGCCATTTTTATTTTATTATAAAAGCCAAGTTAAATCCTGTGCTTCTCCACCTTGAGGAGTAGATATATTCATACTCCACGGGTTTTGATTATATATGTTATTTGCATTATAGGCAACACTAGTATCTTCAGTTTTAGTGTAGCTGTTTAATGCAGCATGGGTTAAGCTATCAGCAGTTTTACGGTATCTAAGGCTTGTTTCTCTCAGATACATTGCAATTGAAAACGACATCACTAAGTCATCGT